GCCCTCGTGGCCCCGGCCCCAAACGTGGTTGCCCATCTCCAACGCGCATACCCCACCCAAGCCCCACTCGACCACCGGCCTAAACCGCGCCGACAGCGTGCCCACCAACCGACCCGGTGCAGCAGTCGCGAAGTCGGGCACGCCAACCAACACCAGCGATGCAGCCGTGGCCATCAAGTTCCAGGCGGCGTGACTACCCACTCGCGAGCTGAAACCACCGCCAGCAATGGCCAAGTGCATGACGCAAGCCGGCAGCCCAAGATACCCAGCCCTGGTGTCGATGCTGAACTTCAGCGCCAACTCAAACAGCGCGAACAACTGGTGGCCCGACCCCTTCCACAACCCGATTGCAGTCAAGACCTTGTCCAACCACTGCTTCGTGTACTCCTCGCCACACACATGCGCGAAGATGGTCGTCACGGCCGGCAACATCGATGGCGCCGCAAGCGGCAGCCCAAAGGCAGGCACCAACGCCGCTCCCGGGATGCGGTACGCAATCGCAGCCATGGCCGTAGAAACTGCCAACAACGATCCAGTGAGGCGCAGGTCCCGCGTGTAAGCCAACCAAGCGGCATGCAAGCCCGACTGGGCCACCGAGTCCACGCTGGCCAACACAGACCCAGTGGTGGGCGGAAGGCCAGCGGTTCCGGCACCCCGTGCCAGCAACGCCCGCAAGGTACCAGGCTCAGGGACAAAGCTCACGATCCGGTCGCGCGCAGCATCATACATCTCGCCCACGCTCATATCCAACGCGCGCTGCACCACAGCCGACACGCCCTGCTGAACGGTCTCAGCGGATGGCAGCACCCGCGCTGCGGCGTCAACCACGTGCCCTAACCTGAACGCCCGCACCCGCTCCACGGCCTCCGCCGCGCCCAAAGCTCGACTCGGCTCCAACGTGAAGGCTCGCAAGCGTTCCACCCCCAACGTCACGGCGGCCACAGAGGACGCATACGCATCACCAATCCGGTCGCCGCGCAGCAGGTCCGTCTCCGCGTAATGTGCGCGCAAGGCCCGCATTCCGTTCGCGAGTCGCACCCCAACGGCTGCAAAAGCCATGCGCAGGCGCGTCGAATGGGTCGGTGGCCAAGGGCCAATGTGCGTAACCAACTCAGAGAGGTTGACGTGCGCCTGGTCGTCTGCCAAGTCCAAATCGCTAGCCAACGGCACCAAAACAGCCCCAAGCGCTGGCCACGCACGCTGCAGCACCTTGCGAGCAGCGAAATACTGACCACGCAACGCCCACAGCAGCTGCCCAACGCGCCACGCTCCCAAGGTGGCAACTGCAAAAGCGAGCACGGCCGCGAGCACACTGCCCACACCACGTCGGCGCAGCACCAACTCCAACCCGTCCGTCTTCGCCTCCTCCAACGCCAGCTGCACCCAGCCGCCACACGCCGCCGCAGCGACCGCGGCGACTGGGCTGCCAGTCAAGGCATAGGCCGCCACCGCACCGCACAATCGCGGCACGAGAGCCAGCCGGTCCGTGTTGACCGCATTGCCAAGCAACCCTGCAGCCGTAGCGCGATCGCGCGGCGCTGTCAACGTGGTGGCCGCTGCCAAGGCCCGAGTGTCGTCTTCCGTGAACGCCTTGGCCGCTCGACAGAGCAACACAATGTCGCCCGGCGACACGATCATGCGCGCACGCTGCAAGGCGGAAGTCATCGCGGGTCCGGGTGCCTGGCCCGGAAACTTGCGTGCCACCTCCTCGAAGCATTCATGGCTGCAAGTGACAACACGCACGTCCGCCCCATTGCGAGCTACGATCTGGATGGCCTGCCCTTCCTTCGTGTACTCGTATTGGACTCCATCCGCCGAGTCGACAATGCGGCTCGCATGTCGCGCACGACGCCCGAACGGGGTGGACGCCGTCACGTACTCAGGCTCGCACCGCTCGATGACATAAATGTCCAAACACGCAGCTGTCGGTTCCATGGGATCCGCTGCAAGCGAGTAGTCACCCAGCGAAGCCACCCTCCGCCAGCGTATCGCGCCGATGCCGGCGGTCGCGTGAGTCGAATGCGACCGCAACCAGGCCATGCTCGAGTGGCTGTAAGTGTACGCGTTTCCCTCTATGGTCATCGTCACCAAATCCGCCTCCCTCGTCCACCTCGCCTCGGAAATGCGCTCATGTGTTCCGCGCCGAAACGCGAACTCCCCACTGAACCCGTCGAACCGGTGAGTGGCAATAACCACCCGGTTGGTCTGAGCGAGCGCCACTATGGCATCCCGAGAAATGTAGTAGGCGCTGTGCATGAACACGTACGTCGCCGAGTTGTCCTCAACAGAGCACACGTGGCAACGCGCGTCCAACGCTCCATCAGTGCACCGCAACGCACACCTGCAGGCCTTCCCGTCGTCCACGTAAGGCTGCGACCGAGCAAACCTGTCGTTATCCTCGTCCATCAACAGCGGGCACATGTAGCGCCACCGGCCAGACGCAGAAGGCAGCGTCTCAACAATGTCCGGGCGACCGCCCACGTCGACAAAATAATGCCCGGGGGGCGCTGCGTCCGCAAGCGCATCCAACCACGAATACGCAGCACGTCGCTGCGCGTGCAGAACAGCGTGCGGATTGCCACCACTTCCAACCAGCGCCACAAAAGCGCCCGGCGCGTACCCAGTCTGCAACCGCGGATGCGTGGTCGCAACTTCCCAGGGAAAGGCAGCCCGAGTAGCCTCACCCAGCGTGGGCATGTAGCGCGTGCGCGCCACCCGGGGAGCGACAACGGTGGCAGCCGCCCTCGCTGCTGGCGGCATGGCGACGACCGAAAGCTGTGTCGCCAAATCCGGAGGCAACTGGCCCGGCGCCCGGCCACTAACCGCGGCCACCTCGGCGGCCTGCTCGGCGGCACCTGCAGAGGCCATCGAGCCCATCGCCACGACTCCGCGGGCACGGCGCTCAGCGTCGACGATGGCCACCGCAGCGTCGACGTCGGCATCCCCAAAGGCGGTCAGCCCCATTTGGGCCGCACTGAACTCAGCCCTCTCGATCATGGCCGCGCGCCCATTGCTGGGCCTAAAACCACTAGGCACCCTGCAAAGCGGGCACGTCGCCATCGAGCGCTGGGCCACAGCGTCGCCACCGATACCGGTGCGCCAACACGCACCACACACCCAGTGGCCGCACGGCATATATTGGGCGGAAACGCCAGTGCCAGGATCGCAAAAGCAGATCGGGCATTGGTTGTTCGCGGCTACTGGTGTGCCGCGTATGGCCCGCCGGTCGCCGCGTGGCCGACCACCCTCAGACCGAGCTCCCACCGAGTCGTCCGACCCACCGCCTGGCGAGCCGGCTACACGACCCCGGCCACCTCCGCGCCCACCTCTGCCCCTGGCGGCGGCGCCAAGACCCGCGCCGCGGCCGACTGCGCTCCCTGCGCCCCGTCCACCTCTTGCTCCAATAAACCCACCGCGTCCAGAGCTACCCGCGGGGTTTGGGGCCGCCGCAGCGACCGGGGCCGCCGCAGCAGCCGGGCTCGCCGCGGCAGCCGAAGCCGTCGCGGCGGGCGAGGAACCGGGGCTCCCAGTGCCCCGTCCTCCTCGTGCTCCAACAAAGCCTCCGCGGTTAGAGCTTCCCGCGGGGATTGGGGCCACCGTAGTGACCGGGGCGGCCGCAGCGGCCCGTGCAACCGCGGCGGCCGCAGCCGCCGCGGCGGGTGTGGGGGCGGCGGTCTGGCCGCGCCCTGCGCTCGCATTAGAGTCGGAGGTAGAGCTTTCCCCCGAACCCCTTCCAGTGCCGGTAGTACCAGCACTGGGCATAGCAAATGATTACTTTAGTCTTGTCAGTAACTCCTTCACAGTGGCAGTTTAATGTCGTG